GGCGACAGAGGATAAAAAAGAAGATGATAATGAGTTAGAACAATATTCTAAAGACGTTAAGAAAAGAATATCTAAACTTACTCATAAATGGAGAGAAGCAGAGAGACAAAAAGATGAAGCTTTAGGCTATGCTGAAAAAATGATTTTAGCTAAGAGAAGCGCTGAAGACAAACTCTCGAAGCTTGAACCAGGATACTTGAAGTCTACAGAAGACAGTATTGTTTCTGGTGTTCAAGCAGCCCAAGCTAAACTTGCAGCAGCAAGAGAAGCAAATGATTTAGCAGCTGAAGCAGAAGCTTTAACCGCTATTTCTGAATTGGGTTATAAAAAAGCTAAACTTGAGGAAACTAAAACTGCTCAAGAAGAGTACAACAAGAAACAGGAGTCTAAACCTAATCCTGAAATTAACTTAAATAGACAACAAGCGGCACAAGGAACACCTGATCCAAAAGCTGAAACATGGGCTCAAAGTAACTCATGGTTCGGTCAAGATACAGCTATGACTTATACTGCTTTTGATCTACATAAAAAGTTAACGGAAGAAGAGGGATTTGACCCATCAAGTGACGAATATTATGTTGAAATAGACAAGAGAATAAGACTTGAATTTCCCCATAAATTTGGTACAACAGAACCTACGGAAACGGCTAAGCCTGTCCAACAAGTTGCTTCGGCAAGGCGTACGACAAAATCTAGTCGCAAAACTGTAAGACTCACACCTTCACAGGTAGCAATTGCTAAAAAATTAGGTGTGCCACTTGAAGAATATGCGAAACAATTAAATATCACGAAGGAGGTATAAGCATATGGAAAATAATAACGATAAAAGAACCTCACGTGCGAGTCAAACTAGAGAAAAAACTTCTCAGAAAAAAGTTTGGACTCCACCATCATCTTTAGATGCACCCCCTGCGCCAACAGGTTTTAAACATAGATGGCTAAGAGCCGAATCTTTAGGATTCCAAGATACTAAGAATATTTCTGGAAGACTAAGATCTGGATACGAATTGGTTAGATCCGATGAATATCCTGATGGCGAATATCCTATTGTTGAAGACGGCAAATACAAGGGAGTGATCGGAGTTGGCGGCCTAGTGCTGGCTAGGGTACCGGAAGAGATCGCAAAACAGCGTAATGAATATTATGCTAAACAACATGAAGACAAGGTAAAAGCTGTCGACAACGATCTTATGAAGGAGCAGCACCCCGACATGCCAATCAATATTGAGAGGCAGTCACGTGTAACCTTCGGTGGTACAAAGAAAAGTTAATTTTTTAACAATTCCTTAACCGCTGGATAAACTTAACCCGTGAGTGGAGGCCCGCAAGGGTAGCTCACATAAGGAGAAAATATAATGGCAAATAAAGACGCAGCTTTCGGTTTGAGAGCAATCGGAAAAGTTGGCCAGAATAGAGACAACCAAGGTTTATCCGAATACGATATCGCAGCATCTGCATCAGCGATTTACCAAAATGACCCTGTCGAAATGGCAGCCACTGGTACAATCACTGTAGCGGCAGCAACAGATACCCTATTAGGATCACTTAATGGTGTTTTCTTTACTGATGCTAACACAGGAAAGCCTACATATGCTAATCACCTTAACGCATCTAACACTGCATCAGACATTGTTGGATTCGTATCTGATGACCCATATGAAAGGTTTGAAGTACAATCAGACGGCGCAACTGCAGCAGCAGACGTCGGAATGAATGCTGACATTGTATACGCAGCTGGTAGTTCACCAGACTATGTATCAGGTGTAGAATTAGATCACTCTGATCTAAAAACTGCAACAGCACAACTAAGAGTACTTGCAATATCTAACGACATTGAAAATAACGAAGCAGGTTCTGCTAACGTTAACCTTGTTGTTATGATTAACGAGCACTTCTTGAAAGGAACGGTAGGAGTATAATCATGGCCATATCAAGAGGACAACTAGTTAAAGAACTAGAGCCAGGTTTGAATGCACTATTCGGTCTGGAATATAAACGTTATGAGAATCAGCATGCTGAAATATACACTACTGAATCTTCAGACAGAGCGTTTGAAGAAGAAGTTATGTTATCAGGTTTCGCAAATGCACAAGTTAAAGCTGAAGGAAGTGGAGTTACTTTTGACAATGCTCAAGAAACTTTCACTGCTAGATACAGTCACGAGACTGTAGCTCTTGCCTTCGCAATAACTGAAGAAGCAATTGAAGACAACTTGTATGACAGACTTTCAAGTAGATATACAAAAGCACTTGCTAGATCTATGGCGAATACTAAACAAGTTAAATCTGTTAATCCATTAATCAATGGACTACCAGGCGGTTCGTTCACTTCAGGTGATGGTGTTACTTTAATTAACACTTCTCACCCAACGATCGCTGGAACTGTATCTAATACTTTAGCTACAGCAGCTGACTTGAATGAAACTTCATTAGAACAATCACTAATCGATATTGCTGGAATGACAGACGAAAGAGGTCTGAAAATTGCTGCAAGAGGATTAAAAATGATTATTCCTTCTGAGTTACAATTCACAGCTGAGAGACTTATGAAGTCTCAAGGTAGAGTTGGAACAGCTGATAATGATGTAAACGCAATTGCGTCTATGGGAATGATTCCTCAAGGTTATAGAGTGAACAATTTCTTAACTGACTCAGATGCTTTCTACATTATGACAGATGTACCAAACGGTATGAAGTACTTCGAAAGATCGCCAATTAAAACGGCGATGGAAGGTGACTTCGACACTGGTAACGTAAGATACAAAGCTAGAGAAAGATACTCATTTGGAGTTTCTGACTTTAGAGGTATTTTTGCATCACCAGGAGCATAATACTTAATAAATTTGTGGCGGGACATAGTTCCGCCACATTTAAACCTTATAATAAAAGAGTTATGAAAAAATTTATAGTTACAATAAACGCCTACGCGCACTACGCAAAATTTGAAGTAGAATCAGAAGATTCCCCAACATCACTAGAAAATGCAATCCTTGACAAACTAGGAGAAAATAGTATAGTTTGGGAAAAAACGGGAATGTTCGGCCCGTTAAATAGAATAACCTATGAGGAGGTTATAAATGATACAAGACCTATACAAAGCAAAAAGGTCCTTGGAGTTGAAGTGGGAACAGGAGCATCTGGATAATAACAGATATACTCTTGAAATGGTCAGAATTGATGACAAAGTAAAACAAATCATCACTGACATTAAGCTGGAAGAAGCAGCGATTGCCCATAGACAGAATACAATTGAAGGTTCTGCTCCAGAAGTTTCAGTAGCTACTTAATCAAAAGCTACATCGTTGGAAAAAATCCACTCCACACTACAGGCTCTCTTGCACTCTACTAAAAACTAGTATATAGTTTTAGCACTATACATAAATTAATATTCTGCATAGACGCAGTATAGTCGACGGCCTAGAGACTATGTGGAATATAACTAGGAGAATAATCATGGCACAAACACTATTTAGAGGACCAGTACTGCAAGGTAAATTTAACGAAGCAGGTTTAACTGGATTCAATCTAGAAAACAAATCAGCTAGCTACACAGTAGCAAACGGAGATTCTGGTAAATGTTTTACATCATCAACTGATGGTGTGGTATTTACTTTACCTGCAATTTCAATCGGAAGAGTATTTACTTTTGTAAATACAGGTTCTGATGGAACTAATACTTTAACTATTAGTCCAAACGCTAATGATGGTATTTTGTATGCTGGATCTTTAACAGATGATAAGGATCTTATTAATACAAAATCAACATCAAAAGTTGGTGACTTTGTAGTATGTGCATCTTTAAACTCAACAGCGCATTGGACGATTGTTGATGTACAAGGTGTATTTGCTAAAGAAGCATAATAAATAATTCATGTGGGCCTTCGGGCCCACATAAAATTAATTTTAAGGAGAAACAAATATGAGTTCAGATCAGAAATTTACAACACTTACAGCTGATGGACAGGTTAAAACTGCTTCAGGAGGATCTACTAATATTGGTCCTGCTAGAGTTACATATATTCAAGGTAGTGGTATTACAAATATAAAACTTTATGATGCAGCAACTGCATCTGGATCAATTGTATTTGAAGCTACTTTCGGAGATGAAGGATTAGATATCTATGTACCAGGAAATGGTATCAGATTTGAAAATACTATTTACGCAGATGTAACTGGAACAGGTTCTATTACTATCGGATATACTGGCTAGGAGGCTAAATGGCTAACACTACCTCGGGCACAACTACTTTTGATAAGACTTTTGCTATTGATGAAATAATAGAAGAAGCTTATGAAAGAATAGGTATGCAAGGTGTATCTGG